ATGCTTCGACACCGCAGCTTTCTTTGAAGTTTCCTCCAAGAAAGCTCTTAGACGTGTTGACTTTTAAACCAGCACGTTCAAGCCAGTTCACACACTGATGTACGTACCGAGTGTCAACGATGATATCATCGCCAAACACTCTGATACATCGAGCAGCGCGCACAACGTTCCAGTAATCGGGCGCTTTGCCCAATTGGTTCAGAATACTAGCTATGCAGACTACCGCAAAGCAAATGCTCTGAACAGGAAACGTTAATGCGTTACCCATCCCGGCAAATTTGTGAAGTGTTGAAGTGGCTTCAATGTCACATTCAACACTCACAGAACGACAATCCATCATAAGGTCAAAGAAAGACCTCTGATTTCCAAAAACGATCTCTACCAGTTTAACTGATAAAAGATCGCTCGCGGATTTCAGATCGATGGTTGCCCAGTTGTCATGGAGGGAGCCTTCCAAAGCAAGTTTTTGGTTCTTGCTCTGGTCGGTAAGGTCGAGGCATTTTTGTAACACTCTACACTCAGAGATTGATTCCCTGAGTAAGGTGTTCAAACCTTGTTGACGAAATTGGTTCAACATAGGTTCGACAGTGATCGTACGTCTCGAAGAAGAATTCTTCGGAACGCTGATCAACCTCGCCGTACTGCTCGAAGCCAATCTACTGAAGCAAGCTTGTGGAGTCGACTCTGGCTTCATGAGCCTTTCCGAAAGATCAGAAAGGGATACCTCATGAAAGTCATAGCCATACGCCTCAAGGTCGAAAGCCGCGTTCTTAACGGCCGTAGACAGTGCCGACCATTTCTGGTTGACACTCAACGCTTCGTAGACTGCACCGGGTCCATGCTTATATGTGCCGACGTCAGGCCTCTTAGAACTGAGAGGCCAAAGCACATAAGAAGCAACCTTTCGCAGCGCATGAGTTACTTGGGAGTCTATAATATGGCTCCCAGCAGCCTCATCACAGCGGAAGAATTCAGACACTGCCTTAGCATGAAGCTTGTCGACTTCATGTTCAGGGAGCTGAACTTTCTTAAAAGATCTCAAGAGCTCTCTCAAGCTCTTGAGGACGCCATAGTCGACGTCATCTTTTAAGTTCCCGGTGAACGGTTCGAATACTTCACAGAGCATACCTGAGAGAAATCTCGGGATTGCTCCCCCCCGCACAGTTTTAAAGTGCGGAGGACAGGTGAACCTGCCAGAAGAAAGTCCTCGCAAGAGGGCCTCATCTAAAGCAGGTAAAGCTATGGTGAGAAAACCATAGCCTTCGTTTTCGAACCTTGACTCGATCGTCAACAAGTCACGATCGAGGCCTTTCACATCAGGGTTGAGTCTGCCAAAATCATCTAGCAGACTCCGCAGGAGCGCTATCGGACTTTTCATCAGTACCTCCTTGAGGTGTCTGATTCCGGACCGATGCGTCCGACCCGGGGATATATGATCCCCGTACTGCTAGGTCTAGCGACCTAGCTCGATCGGAAGTAGTGGAGCAACCAGAAACTGCAACCATAAGGGTGCAGAGACCGGTTACTACAATACCAGGAACGAGCACGTCATAGAACAGTTTCATAAAAACTGATCCCATTTCGTCAGGAAGACGAAATTTCAAGATCAGCTCTGAAACTGAATAAGACGGGCAGTTGTAACCTCACTATCGTCGCGATAGTCCGTGAGGGCTTTCGCGAGCGCAACCATATCAGCATCGGAGAACCCGAAGCTGGGACGGCTGATAGTGATCGACACAGAAGCAACCTGCTTCTTGGTCAAGCCGCTATAGGGATCGACAGCGTTCACCGTCTTCGTCATTTGGACGTAGTGGCGATCGCCGCCGGCCTTAGTGCGGGCATGATTGGTGACAACAGTATAACCGTTACCACCCGTGTCAACACGCTCAGACCCATACCCATCTGACTTCACAACTGCGAAGACCAGACCGGGAGTGGGAGAGGCGGCTGCAATGGTTACAGGATCGGCAAGCATAGGATACTCCTTGTGAAATAAATTGGGGACTCCCACATGATTGTGGGTTTATCCTAACGCCTCGGAACACGCTGTGCTAAAAGCGCGCCGAGGATGGACAATTGGTACCCGTTTAATGACGATGGGACCATTGTCCGTTTCACATCCATGATCGTAGCAACATCTCTTCGAATTTGTTGTTCGAATTCGAGCACGCTAGTGTGGCGATTCTCGATATCCAGAAAGGTATCGGGCAATCCCACATAGTTCACGCTCTGATGTTGCGTACGACGAGTCTTTGACTGGTACTCGGCGATGAGCTTCCCGGTAGTATGGGAAGTCATCATTCCCCAGTTGATTAGCGACGTGTCACGGTTAATTTCGTCGATCAATTCGACGTAATTACCGAGGCCCGTAAAACAATCAACTAGCCACGTCCACGGAACAAGATTATACAAGTCCGTTGGACGAGGGATTAACCCAATTCGGTCGAAGAAATCCTTCGAACCGAATTTAACCATGTTAACCGGTGGGAAGTCAAAAGTTGAGTTAACAACTAATCTCAACTCTGTATCCCA